AAACCGTAGAACGAAGCCACATCTTATTGATGCCCTGCTGATAAGTGAGGTCGGCACGAGCGCAGACGAAGCCTATGATATAGCCGTGCTCAACGAAAGATTTAGTGAATCCATGGAATTTGGCAGCAGTAACACCGTAAGCTGAAAGGTTGCCCTGAGGAGAGATATTGTCGGTTGCGGAAGTCTGAGCTATTGGATTGACGTTAATCATCTTGGTGAAGGAGCCTAAAAATTCAGGACGCTGCAATCGAGCGTCCGGAGAGACAACGCCGAAGAAAGAGCGAAGCACTTCAGTATACCGGCTACCACCGCGAGAAAGGCGCTCATAGAATTTCTGCATCTGGAAGGCAGTACGAAGGCCGTTAATAGTGATAGCGGAAACATCAGAAAGATCAGCAAGCAAGCCTGATTTGCTACTATCGGAAGTAACAAAAGCAGTTTGCGAAGATTCCCATTCGTCACCACTTGCAGTACGAAGAATCGCGCCAACATTACCAGTCATTCCAAGATAGCCAACTGCATTACCAGCGCTATTAGGAGCGAGGCCAAGATGCTGACCATTACCAAAAACGGGAGCATTACCAGTAAGGGATATATTAACGCCAGGACCTTTCTGCGTCCAAGGCAAAGCAGAAGTAAAGTAATCATGACGCTTACCGCGAGGAGGACAGGCTAAGCCGGGAACAATACTGGTACCTGACGTGAAAACCCAAGAAGGCTGTTCAGAAGCTCGAGCAGAATCTAGCACCTCATTAGCGTCACCTTTCTGAATCTTAACAGATTTCTGAAGGTTTTCATCTCTAAACCATTCGTTGTAAATAAGATAAACGCCACGGAATGGAAGAGCGCTAATACCAGATAAACTACCAGACGTGTTCACGGGCAAGCCGAAATAGTCCCAAAGAGAGCCTATATAAGTATTATTAGAGTTACCAGTAGCAGCAACAGTAGGGATGACATAATCAGTACTATCATCAGGGTCTTCCTGTTCAAAACAGAAATTCTGCCAGTGTTCCCAAACGAGGCGGTTTGGTACAAAAAAGAAAAACCAGTCCAGATAAATATTATCCATGATAGGCTTAATAGGAGTAGCCAACCGAGCAAAGTAATTAACAGACATCCTAGTAGTATCGCCAGGCAAAACCTCATCAACAAATACAGGAATAAGCCTGCCTGAATCAAAAGTTGTCTTATAAACATGGGAACGGTCGAACTTAGTCCTTTTCATATACATTGCAGGAGCATCGCTGAAGCGATGTCCTCGAACTCTTATTTTTTTTCGGGCCAAAATTTCACCTTCTTCGAAGTGTAAACCTAAGAATTAACCTAAAGCAAATTATTCTTAGGTTTTTAGATTATTTTTGCGTCACCTACGCCAGTTACATCAAGTAAGTAACTGGCTTCGGTGACGCCTATTTTTGTGTTTCTTCATTATTTTGTTCTAAAGTGTTACTTTTTTCTTGTGTTTGTTTACTACTTACGGACTGTTGTGGTTCATCAAAGGTATATTCACTACCATACAGACCTTGTTGTTGGAGATATTCGAGCGTTGCAGGATCATTCAATCGGTCGATGAAATTCATAGGATCGTGACCGAATTTAGCTCGAACGTAAGCGGGTAAACTGTAGAATTCTTCACGAACTCCAGACACAAGCTCAAGAGCTGTACTGTAGTCACCGGGAAGCGTTGCATCTCCGAACTGCAGATAAGCGTATTGCGAACTATCGCCGAGGTCAAGAGTCATGATACCTTTCTGACCGTCTGCATACTTATTTACGATGTAATTGATATCAGTTTCATCTTTCTCGTCCTGAACCGTAAGAGAGGGCATGGTAAACTCAATACCGCAATGATCATGTTCTTCTACAGGATCATAAGCTGTCTTAAATTTCATAGTTTCACCTCCTTTCGCAGGCGCCTAGACGCGGCGGGCGTGGCGTACAAAAAAAGGGCGATCTCTGTGAGATCGTCCTTTTTCTGATGCGCTCTTTATTAGATTATCATTTAGTAGAATCATTGTCAACAGTCTGCACATATTCTATGGCGCGACCAACCAAGACAGGAACGTGGGACTCGTCACAATTCTCAACGTAATAGCGACCGTCGCTGTCACCGAGATTGCCAACATAATACAAAGTAAAATCTTCAGGATACTTTTTAATAAGCATTTTATCATCGTTAACTATACCCTCAAAAGCTCGCAGAGCAAGCATATCATTGTGGTAAACCTGCGGAGGGCTGAACTGTTCAGCCTTGGAATCATAAATGGAATAAAGTCTCAGCGGAACCATCTCCTTTTCTAAGTGCAACTAAATACCTACGGATCATAAGATATAACGTAGCTGATATAACATAATAGTCATTATCAAGGCGAATAACTTTAGAATCATCAGGTTTAAGACGGTAAGCGGCATATTTACTTCCACAAAAAGAATAATTAAAAGGAATATTACGCTTACAACAGAAATTACTAACAGCTTTAAACTCACTAATAAGCATCACCTCATTTCTGACTTAATGATAACACAGTCACAACACTTTGTCAAGTTTTCTGCCAAGAAAATGTTTATATTTACTTTCCTGAACGCGGCAACGGTCCATCAAACGCTCAAAAGTATTGTTCTCCAAGTTATGAAGCATCTTCTCAATACGGTTATTACGAATAAACTCCATCCAGTGAGGATGCGTTTCATCAAATTTCTTATCATAATAACGAGGAGGACGCATCTTCTTACCGTTAATAACAACATAATCAACAGAATAGCATTCTTCGCCATGTTCTTCAAGCCAACGGGCACCGATGCCAGGGCGATTAGATGCAACCATGAATTCAGGAATGCGACCTTTATAATGAGATTCAGCATTTTTGCCAGTCTGCTTTTTTACTATGTAGCGAGCGACATAGGCAGCAGAATCAAAGCTAAACTCACCAATAAGATGCATACCGTATTTCCATACTTTGGCAAAACGAGAAGAAGTATAAGTATTATAACCGTTTGTACGGAACCGAAAAATTTTGTCATCAAAATCAATATTAAACAATATGTAATGATAATGGGGACGACCATGAAGTTCACCATATTCACCGCAGCCGAGAAAACGAATACCGCTGCCATACTCACGACGAAGATTCTTCATGAAAGTCTGATGAAATTTCTTGCTTAAGCTTTTATCACGTGGCAAATGATAATCGTCAAAAGTGCAAGTAACGAAATAAGCAGAAGACGAAGAGCGGGCTTCGTGAACAGCACGGACAGCCCATTGTCTACTATTTTCGAGACGACAACCGATGCATTGTTTACAAGAACAACGAATGAAACGGCTATCGCAAGAAAGCTCAGGGTGAGAGGAAAGGCTACCGTGAAAACTATAATGCTGCTTTCCACTTTTCGTAATCACTCCTTCGACTGGGTACATAAGAATAGGATTATAACAAACCATATTAATCACCTGTACCGATTGTATCAGAATTAAGTCAGAATGTCAAATCCTAAATCCACCTCGTCCTACTCTTTTAAAATTTCTACGACGAGATCTGGAGGTACGCCGGAAAAGACGGCGAGAACCTCGTTTAGATAAGCGACGTCGCCTCATTTAGCATCCCTCCAAGAACCGAAAAAACGGCTAGTTTTTTTAGAATCATTCTTATTAGCAACTGGCTCAACAAGCTGCGCAACATCGGTTTGAAAATCCGAGGCAACTTTTTTAGCAGTAACAGTATTCGAAGAGGCTCTACCTTTAAGAGCTTCAATTAGGTCCACAACTTCCTGAATAAAGGGAACAACAACAGAAACAATAAAAGTCAGAATCATAGTAGTTTTGTTAGACATAAAATTTATCTCCTTCCAAAATAGCGACCTCCGAGGAAGCCTATAACATTTTTGACAGTAGAACCAACACCGCTAGCGACAGACCTAGGAGCACCTGTAAGACTTTCAATATTTTTATAGAAATCACGTTCCATACCTGCCATTTCAGTTTGAATATTATCAAAAGCGGCGGCAGAATTAGCACGATTAGCAGAAGCAATGTTGTTCAAAACACCAGAGCTAAGGTAAGAACCCTGAAGACGAAGGTTTTCAAGCTCCAAATTCATCTTTTCAAGCTCATAACCAAGACGTTTTTCATAAGTCTGCTCACGAAGATTCAAATCATTTGCAAGAATACCATTCTGAAGAACTGTACCATGGGTGCTCTGACGCACAGAATCGGCTTCTGCGACGTTTTTATCAATTTGAGATACTGCAAGATGCTCGGCATTCTTAGCCTGCCTTTCAGCGGCACTAGCGGCTTTAGCAGAGTTCATGGTAGAACCAATATCACTCATACCTACAGAAGCGGCTGAAGCTCCAGATATAGAACCGCCTATACCATTAGTTGCAGCAAGAACAGGATTAAGACCAGCTTTGCGCATATCTTCTGCGGCCCACTGATAACGATGTTTATAATTTTCAACGTTCCACTCGTTAGCTTGTGCTGCATTAGCAGAATTGTAATGATTCTGAACTGAAGATCCAAAAACAGAACCAACGACGCTGCCTAAAGTATTAGAAAGCCAAGACATGAAACCAGCTCCTTTTAGAAATGATCAACAAGACCAGGTGTGCCAAACATAGGCATAGGACGCACAGTAGTGTAACGGAAGCCTATGTCAAGCAAGAACTCAGGCTCACTGGGAACAGCGATAATGCGCTCAATAGGCGGATTTTCCGTAATAAATTCCTCGTTTAGAGCGGGAGCGTTACTGAAGAACTGTGAAAGGTGCCAAACGTCAAGGTTACCATCGGTTACAGAGCTACGGAACTTGCCTGTAATCTGCGAAGGTTTATAGCGATATTCGGCATAACGTTCCTGATAGCCAAAAACAGTAGTATCATCTTCAGTACCTTGGGCATAGATCTCGCGAAGCTCAATAGCCTGTTCACCAAGGTGAGCGAATGTGGGCCAATAGAAGTCATAAACCGTAGAACGAAGCCACATCTTATTGATGCCCTGCTGATAAGTGAGGTCGGC